TCAAGGGCGGTATAGGTTTGCATGGGCGAGGTCCTTAGCTGAGGCGGAGTTCCACAAGCGGGATTGAGGTGATCGAGCCGAGACGCTCGATGTCGAGGGTGACGTCCATCAGATCGCTGTCGAAGCGAACGGGCACGTCGAAGGCGAACCCGGCGGTAACACTCACGCCCGGCTCCGGGGCCACCTCAAAAGTGACGATCCCGGTGGTGGGATTGACGGCCCAGCCATTGAACTGCTCTGCTCCGCCAAGCGCGACACGCACCGACCCCGCGACGGGCTTCTCGATGCGGCGCTGATAGAAGTGGGGCGCAGTGCCATAGGCTTTGCTCAGCGCGAACTCTGTGGTCTCGCCATCCCCGGTGCCGATCAGCTGATCCATCTCAGAAACGCCCTTTGAGGGCGCGCAGGATTTGTAATCAGCCCAATCCTTGAACCGAAACCCGTAGAGCCGCCCCAGCCGGGCCTCAAAGAAAGCGACCACCGCGTGCAGATCATCCACGCGGCGGATGCCGTAGCTGACATCATAGCGGCGGCGCGATGCCGACCAGCTGGCGTTGCGCTCCTCACGGCCTGAGGCGAGCTCAACAATCTGCGTGCGCCGCTGCGGTCCGCCGCGTGCACCGCGGCTGATGTTGTCGGGGAACTGCACCTCGTGAAACGCCATTACATGCCCCTCCGGCCCATGGAGACTGCGCGCGAGATATCGGCTGCGACCTGCGTGCGGCTCTGCCGGAAGCTCTCGGCGTCGCGGGTCTGGATATTTACTGTGACGCTGCCGCCACTGTTGCCGCCTCCAGCAGCGCCACCGTAGCCGCGGGCTTCACGCCGCGAGAGCACTCGCTCGCCACGCTGCAGAATTGCCGGGACCTCGTCGGATTTTAGACCGGCCCAGCCACCGTTGTGCAGGCGCGGTGCGTCGGCAAAGGCCATGGCCGGGACCATGCGCGAGGGCGCAGGACCGCCGACCATACCGCCCTGGTGGAACACACCGGCAAACATGCCGCCGAGATTGCCGAGCGCGCCGGAGAGTGCATTGGCGATGGGGCCGAGGATGAACTTGCGCGCCCCGAGCTTGGCAAGGTCCGCGATCATCGATGTGACCAGGCCTTTGAAGTCCAGCTTGCCGGTCTTCACAAAGTTGCCGATGGCGTCTTCCGCACTTTGAAACGCGCTCACGAGCACATTGCCGATGTCTGCGCCCACATCGCGGGCTTTGTCGGCATATTCGCTGACCGCGTTCACAACCGCCTGCCAGCCAGTGGCTGCTGCCTCGGCACCCTCGGCTGCGCCTGCGCCCGCCTGCTTTGCCGCACCACCTGCGCGGCCTGCCTGATCCTCGGTCTCCTCCAGCGCATCGTTGAACCGGTCCGCTGAATTGGCGGCACTTTCCAGCGCTGCGTCGCCTTCATCGCCCGCACCAGAAATGGCATCCTTCAGCGCCTGCCAGGCGGTCATGGGGCGCGAAGCTGCGTCAGACAGCATCCCCGCAGCCTCGGAATAGCCTGCTGCCCGACCGCGCGCATCATCTGCCATGCCGCCAAAGAGCTCAGGCACCTGGAAGGGATTGTCCGAGAAGGCGCTGTCGTAAGCTGCCCGCGCACGCTCTCCCAGATTGACGGCTGCCGGGACCGCAGACTTCCATTCCGAGAGATCAGGCGCTGCGATGGCCCACTCAGGACGCAGACCGCCAAGGGTCAAAACGCCGTTGATCGCCTCGGTAATGCCCGCAATGCCGGTCTCCATCACTTCGACAAGGCCATTGATTGCAAGCGCACCAACGCGCTCAAACACATCCGGCAGCGCGCCCCAGATGGCCTGCACCGCCAAAAACGTGCCCTCGAAGGTGTTGACGGTGCTGTTTGCCCAGCCGACCACCGCCGCTGTTGCATCTTGCAGCCCATCGTAAATACCAGCCTGCGCCGTGGCCCATCCGGCTTCCACGCGTGCCCAAGCCGCATCCGCGCTTAGCGACACCCGGTCCCAGACCTCAACCGCCACGTCCTTGAGCAGATCTAGCGCGTTGCCAAAACCACCTGCACCGGAGACGAGGCGCGTGAACTGATAGACCAGCTCGCCTGCGCCAACGATCAGCGCGCCGATGCCGGTGCGGATCAGCGCCGCGCGCAAGAAAACCAGACCTGTCACCAGCCCACTGACCGAGAAGGTCGCGGCCACAAGTCCCGCCACCCACCGGCCCGCCATTACGCCTGCGAAGGTCACCGCAAATGTGGTCAGGCGTCCAATGTTCTCAAAGAGGCCCTGAATGGCACTTCCAAGTGGCCCGGTCGTGCGCGCCATGGCCGCCAGCGCATCTGCCACTGCTTCAAGCGCGGGTGCGGCAGCGACCGCCAGCTGGTTCGACACACCGCGCCAGATCAGACCGAGGCGGGAGATCGCATCATTGGTGCGCTCGATTTGGTCCGCGTCCTGCTCAGAGACGACGATGCCGAAATCATTCACATCAGCGGTGGCCTGGCGCAGCGTTGCGGTATCAATGCGCGTGAACACGAGGGCTGCACGATCGCCAAAGAGCTGCGAGGCGACAGCAGCGCGCTCGGCCTCCGGCACGAACTCCGCCAGCCGGTCCTGGATCAAAGCGATGCGCTGATCGAGCGGCAGGTTTTGCAGCTCGCTGACCGACAGGCCAAGGCGGTCGAGGGCATCGACGGCAGGACCCGCACCGGCGGCAGCCTGGCTTAACCGTCGTGTCAGCTGCACCGTGGCCTGCTCGACATTGCCCATGGAGACGCCCGAGAGGTCAGCGGCACGCTCCAGCACCTGCAAGCTTTCGACGGTGGTATCCAGCGACTGCGCCAGCTTTGCGGTTTGGTCGATCGTTTGCAGTCCGGAGCGGATCATCGCAGCACCGGCTGCCACCACAGCTGCACCTGCGGCTGCCGCTGCGATCGTGGCGCGGCGCGTGAAGGCAGCAAGGCGCGCGTTTGCCACATCGACCTCGCGCGACAGCCGCCCGAGGCCACGGGCCCCGGCGTCGCCAATGCCGGTCAGCTCCGCCTTTACCTGTCGTCCGCCCACGGCGGCGAGGCGCACGAACACGCGCTTTTCACTCATGCTGATCTCCGATCCGTTCGTTGACTCGTTTCACCATCACCGCCTCGATTTCGGGCAGCAGCTCCATCGCCACGAGGCCGTTCACGCCCAGCGCCTGCGCCATTGCCAGCGCAGCTCCCATGTCCCAGCCAAGGATGGTCTTCTGCGTCGCCCGCAGCTGGCCGCCCAGCCGTCCGACCAGGTCCCAGACCTGTGCGCCCTCGAAGGTCTGGGGTTGGTTCATTTTTTGCGGGCAGTCCGGGCACGCGCCTTGGCAGGCTTCGCAGTAACGATCGCCCCCGCTGAAGTGCCAGTCGGCAAGGGCGCGGAGACGTTTTTTTCCTGATCCAACACCAGTGCTTTGGCGACGTAGCCCGCCTGGAAGGCCTCGAAGATTGGATAGATGTCGAGCAAGGCGTCGACACCTTCCGGGGTGAGGTCCAGCACGTTGCCGTCCATGTCGCCCACGCCCTCCCACTCTACGACGGCGCGCCGCCCCAGCGCTTTGGCAAAGACCAGCGCGCGGTCCTCGTTGGTCGCGTCCTCGGGGAGCGCTTCGATGCTGGGATCGTTGCGGGTGGTCACCATCAGCGCGGTGGTGAGCGGGAGCAGACGCACGCGCACGCCGGGGGCGAGATCAAGCCAGCGCGGATCGGTCGAGAGGTCAAGTTTGAGCATGATCAATAGGCCTCCACGCCGTTCATGAGCGTGACGGTGCACATGCGCCCGACGATGCTATCCTTGGCTGCCTGCCAGTCGAAGGTCGCCTGCACGCCCTGCGGCCCGCCGATCTCGACGCGCGGACGCGGGAGGTAAACGGAATGCGCGGTGAAGGTCAGGCTCTCGCCGGTGGGCAGGGTGTAGGCGAACTCAAGCGCGCAGGTCGTGCCGTTGATCGCCTGGTCCATCAGTGTGGTATCGGCAAAGCGGACCTCCATGCTGCCCGAGAGCATTGCCATGGAGGGATCGGCCCCGTCGATCTTGCCGTCGGCGCGGATCGTCTCGATGCGGTCGAGATTGTTGCCATAGGTGATCTGGGTCGAGACCACGTTGCCAAGGGCCACGCCGTCGCGCTTGATTGAGCCATTGAAGTGGCCAAACCGCTGCAGCGTGATCTCGGTCGGTGTGCCCGCGCCGGTGGCTGCCGCCGGGGTCTCGCCCTGGGCAATGAGGCTGACCGAGGCAGTCAGCAGGCCGGAGCGTGTCATCTGCCAGGACAGCTGATCCACCACGCAGCCCGCGTACATCGCGAAGCGCGGCACTTCTGGCATGCCAATCTCGATGGCGAGGCTTGGAAGGGTCCAGCTGCCCGAGCGGAACTCATGCGTGTAGGGAGCCTCCGCGCCGGTCGTGGTCGAATCGCCAAACGCCGCCTTCAGCCAGTAGCCAAAGCCAATCGCATCGATAGGGACCACCACGTCGCCATCGCTGGTCAACGCGTCCTTGATCGGCGCGAGCGGATCCCGGCCATAACCGAGAAGCTCGGACTCGAGCAGTGGTTGCTCTGCGCCAAGCGTCGAGCTGGCGAAGGGCATCTTGAAATAGCCGCTCGCGGGCGGCGTGCCGTAGACGGATTCGTAGGCGAGCGCCATCTGCGCCCGCGCTCCTTGTGCGCGTGCCATTGTGTTCTCCTCAGGTTGTGGGGTGGGTCAGGCCAGCGGGTCTGACGTGGAATAATGCAGGACCACTGGGATCACCGCCGCCTTAAGGGTGGCCGCCCCCTCGACGGGCAGATCCACGGGCTGTGGCGCTTCGGCCTCGACCCACTCGCAACGCCCGCCGAGCGTGCGGTCTGCACGGATGACAGCGCCGATCTGCGCGCAAAGATGCGCGAATGCCGTGTCACGGTCGTTGCCTTGCACGACAGCCTCAATCTCGGCGCGGTGCTGGTAATGGTAGGTGAGCGGCGAAAGTGTCGCCGCAGGATCGCCGGGGTCGCCATCGCGCAGGATCATCAACCCCGCAGGGGAGATGCGCTCCGGCAGGACCTCGCCGCGCAGGACCGGCACATGAGGCACTGTGCGCAACAGTTCCGCCAGAGCGGTGAGGATGTGTTCGCGAGGGGTCATCTGATTTTACCTTCGACCCAGTTTGCCACGATTGCGCCGGGTATCCTCTCCTGCGCGGCCTTGGCATCGCGCGCCAAATCCAGCCGCTTGCGCAGCTTGACTTGCCGGACCAGCAGAAAGATCGGCACTGTGGTCAGCCCGCGCCCCGTTTTTGAACGCGATGCAACACCAACCCCGCGTGCATTCAGCCGCCCTTCAGCCACCAAAAGGCTCGGTCCCCGCCTGCGATAGACAAACCGGAGCCTGAGACCGCGTCGCCGCTCCCATTCGCCTGGGGTAATCCGGCCGCCGCGCGCGCCCTTACCTGCTGCCTCTGTCGGGATCGCCAGCCAGAACCCGTCCTTGGAGCGGATCAGCGGGCCAGTGTCATGGGCACCGATGATCACAGGCGCTTTCGACCACACCAGCGTCGCGGCATCGATGCTCTCCCCGACCTTTGGATAGGTCTGGCTGCGGATCGAATTGCTCAGCCGACGCCCAAGCCCCGCTTGCGTGATCTGCCCGCGCCAGTCGGATTTGAGCTGTGTGCCAGCCGCGCGCATGGCTATTGTCACCGCTTGCTCGCCAGCCTTGATTTCTGCGGCCATGAGTGCGGCGAGGTTTGGGGTGATGGTGACATTGAGTTTCATGCGGGCCTCAAATCCACAGTCCAGACCAGCCGTTCGCGATCGCGCGTGGGCTCGCCCTGAATAAGGAAGGCGTCGCCGTCGATCTCAAGGCGATCGCCGGGACGCGGGGTCGCCACCTCTGCCACACGAAGGTCCACGCGGGTTGTCTCAGACCAGATGCGCGCGTCGCCAAAGCTGGTGATGTCATCCGCGCGGCGTGTGACGATACGGACGAGTTGGGTCGGACCATCGCCCGCGATGTAGATCGCATCACGGGCGATGTTGTTGTCCGCGAAGAGCGTGTCGATCACACCAGTGAACACAGACAAGCTGGCCACCCGTCAATTGCCACTGTGCAGGCGGATCGCCATGCGGGGCCGCTTGTTCACCGGCAAGATCGAGGTTTCAGTCATCAGATCAATCCAGCGGCCTTTGGCGTCGATCATCTGACGCGCATAAAGCGGCAGGCCGATGGTATTGGCGGTCTCCAACAGATTGGCGGGCCCACCATAGGTCGTGAAGGTGTCGAACGTGCCCAGCGGAAAGGCGATCCCTTCACCCGCGGGGATCAACCGCTCTGAGGTACCGTTCGAGAGCGTGACAGACCCATTGTATTCCTCGAACAGAATGCCAGCAAAAGGAAACGCCCGGCGCATGTCCTCGCGCAGCGGTTGGCCACCGGTGGCGGAGAAGAACTTATAGGCTTCCTCTGTCTTGGGGTGGCTGATCAGCTTGTCGAAGAATTCGGAGCTGACCAGCGCATGGGCGGTGGTCATGGTCTCGCCGAGCAGATTGTCCTCCATAGCCCGCAGCACGCTGCGCACCTTGCCCTGCACGTTTGTGCCAGCAGTGCCAAACACAAAGTCGATCGAGATCTTCTCGAGGCCAAACTCGGTAAAATAGTCGTAAAGCGTGGTACCCGCGCCGTCCTTCACGATACCGCGCAGGGCATTCATCTCCATATATTCGCGGGTCTGGGCATGTTTGCGGCGCATCAGCGTCAGCTTGCGGTTCATCACCTCGACCAGTGGGTCAGCAGCATCCGACAGGCCCAGCGCGGGCATGCCCTGAATGTCGGCGGGCAGGATCACATCGTCATGTGGGATCCATGGAAGGGCGAAGGACCGCATCGAGCGCTGTTCGCGTGTGCCCACGGTGGCGGGCGCGCCCAGTGGCACCGATGGCAGCAGGCTCAGCACCCCTTCGCGCTGCTCGATGACAATGGAGCGCTGTGACACGCCCTCAAAGCGAAACAGGCCGATCTGGCCAAGGCGGGTGTAGAGGTTGGGCAGGATGTTGATGGCCTGCGTCATATCTGCGAGCGAATAGCCGCCCGCGTCAAACGGGTTGC